GTTGAAGATCCTTCAGGAATTTCCGTGGGATTTTCATCCATCTCTATTGTTCCTGTTGAAGCATCCATACTAGCATAATACGTCATCCCATCCATACCATATCTATTTTTCATTAAGAAAAATCTTGCTGTATTATTTACTTTATCTTGTGGTAATCTAGATAAAGACATACAAAAATCCGTAATCATTAATTTATTATATGAACCTGCTGCTTTATCTCCTTCAACTATTTCATCCCTGGCCCCAGCTCTGTTAACTTGTGAAACAGACCAAACTGGAATGTTTAAGTCTCTGGCTAGAGCTTTAGTAGCTACATAAGTATTATCTAATTTTTCCTTTTCATCTTTAGAGCTACTAATACTTTTTAATAAATCTACATAATCTAAAATAATTAAATCAGGGGGATAACCTAAATCAGTTATTTTTTGAATATGACTTTCTAATGTTGAGATGGAAGCCTGACCTGGAGAATATTCTTTAATAGTTAAACTACCAGATAAATCATCTATAAATTTATTAATTTTTTCTTTATGTAAATGAATTGTATTAACAGGTTCATTTACAAAATGTGCATCATATCTTTTACCTACATAACCCTCGGATAATTCAAGTGTATAATGCACAACATTTAGACCTAATTTTACTGCATGGGCACCTAATGCAACCATAGTCCATGATTTACCCCCACCAGGTGAACCAAATATTAAGCCAAAATCACCTCCACCTAAACCACCCATTAATCCTTCATTGATGATAGGCCAAGGAGTAGGTATTACTTGACGATCCTCTTCTTTATAACGAGATTCTACATCTTTTAAATACTCGTGTCCTATATTTTTATCTTGTCCTGCTTTTAAAGCGTTATCAATAGTAAGTCTAATATCATCAAACATACCACTTGATAATAAATCAACGGATTTTAATAATGCATTTTTTAATGCTTGATTTTTACAAAAACTAGAAAATTCTTGTTCAACATATTCTTGATCATCATTAACTAATTTATATACTTCTTTTAGTTGATCTACTATGGCAGTTTTTAATACCTCGTTTTCTAATTTTTTTACTTCAATTTTAAGAAAATCTAATGTAGGGGTAGTATGAAATTCATCAAAATATTTTAATGTTTCTTTAACTACCCATTGATGTGCTTGATTTTCAAAATAAGAGGGTATAATAACATCCCTAATATTAAGTATAAACTTTTTATTTTTTAATAGTGAGTGTAAAACTTTTACTTGAAAATTGGGGCCGTATTGAGATAAACTCTTTAATGTCATAACTATTTTAACTTCTGGGCTGTAAGATAAGAAAATACTTCAGATAACCAAAATTCTGTATTGGGGATTCCTCTTCCCAATAAATCCTTATTGTACATATTTAAAAATTTAGTTTTATTAAAATTATAAGGGGAAGAAACTATTAACTCATCTAATTCATTTTTATCCGATTCTATTAATTGAATATCCTCCAAACACATTAATTCATAATTAATTTCTAATTGTTTTTTAAACAAATGGACATTACCATAAATTCCATGTTCATCTACTTTATCACTTGCTTTTTGATAAGCTTCTTGTAGTGTAAATTTTTCTTTACCTGCTATTTCAGGGAAAAATTTCATTAATTTTTTAGGACCTAATCCTTTTACACCAGGTAAATTATCCGATTTATCACCCATTAAACATTTCATAGTAATAAAATTATGAGGATATAAACCATATTGATCAAAAACATCTTGTGATTTATAAAATTTCTTTTTTATAGGTGAAAATACAGTAACTTTATTATTTACTAATTGTAAAAAATCTTGATCCGCAGAATATATTATAACTTCATCTTCTAACTTATTAGATAAATAAGCAATAGTATCATCTGCTTCTATTTTATCAATTATGGAAATATTAACAGGTAAACATTTTAAATAGTCTAATAATCTCATCATTTGAGTAGCTATTGATTCGGATTCCTCATCCAATGTAGAAAATACCTGATAATTAGTTATTCTTTTTATTTCTCTATTTGCCTTATAATCAGCATAAGTATTTCTACGATTAGTAATATTTCCTTGACCATCAAATACTAAAATAACTCTAGTTGGCCTCATTAATTTTATAGCATAACCTAATGATTTCATAAAACCAACTAATCCTCCCACATGATTTCCCTGTGGATTTATAGCTGGGATCATTGCAAATGAACGTAGAAATGTGTTCATTGAATCAACCAGGAGCACCCTGCTATTTAAGTGCAGGGGCTCAAGATTTGACTCCTCATGCAAGTTATTGAGAATGTTCTTATATAGTTGCTTCATCTAATGCCTCTACATTTTCAAAATCTTCGGCCTCAGATCCTTCTAGTACTACTTCAAATGGTCCTTCACCTAAAATAGCACCCCACTCATGTTGATGATCTTTTTTATATTCATCTATCTGTTTTTTATTATCAGATATAAATCCATGAGGTGTAACTATTATCTTTCCAGTAGTAGTAACTCCTGATATATGGTTTTTTTCAACGGCTACTTTTACTTTTTTAGCCCATTCTACTTTTTTACCATCTTTAACAGCATTTACTTTTAAATTACCTGAATTAGATATGTTACCAAAGGTTACTATTAATGTTGAATCAAAAAACATTGTATTACCACCTTTATTTTTCATAGTTGGTGGTTGCATAGGACCAATAGGTTTTTCAACCCATATTTTATTAATAGCAACTAACGTATTAGTGTAAGGACTAGATTCCTTACGTGAAAGTAATATTTCTTGGTTAATGAAATTACCAAATTGGGTTGACATTGCACCGGCATTCCATTCATTATTATTTTTAGCTTTTTCAACTGACATTTGACATGGAACAGAACCAATTGAATCCCATAGGAAACAAATATCCATAGGTAAATTACCTTTTTTCTGTTCATTCATTAAATCAGCCATGAAACTAGCTACGGCTTCTACTGTTGGCAGCTGCCCTCTGTCAGCAAATATAAAATTACCGTCAACCCCTACGGTATTTCCATCTTCGTCTTTATCTACATTTGCATTCAGGCCCATCATGATTGCGTGTTCCCAGGACCATTTCATTTCAGTAATAATAAAGACGGGCAGTATACCCATTCTTTGCGCATTAACAGCTACCTCTAGTAGAGCGGTGGTTTTTCCAGTATCGGAATGTCCACGTAGTAAAGTAATATGACCAAGAGGAACTCCAGGTAATGATACCATTTCTTGCCAAGCAGGTGATAATGGTATCCATTCTTGCTCTTTAAATGTATTATTTGAAGTTCCAAGACCTTTTGCGGCCTTAAATTTATCAAGGGAGAATGTCCCCTTTACAGACTTGGAGATGTCACCTCCAAGACTAACCTTTTTTCTACCCATCTAATTAATCTTTAAATAAATCTTCGAATTCGTTCTCGTTAAACTCCTCTTTTTTCTTAACATTTAATGTATAACCTGTATCTTTACTAGGTGCAGGAGTTTCATCTGTATCTACCTCAGCTGTATCCTCCGGATTTAACCAATCCTGAAGTGCCGTTTTCATTTCATCATAAGAAAATTTCTTATAATATTTTAATAATTCAGGCTGTTCAGCTAACCATTTTTCAACTGATGTATTATCATCTGATAATGGAGTTTGTTTAGGTTTAACTCTAATTGAAGTTTGTGGATAAGGATTACCTTGTACTACTTCTACTGTCATATCAAGTCCTGACACTACATCAGTAAAATCACCGTAATCTTCATCAGCAGCATAACTAAGTAATTCTTGGTAAATTTGTTTTCCAAATTCCCAAAAACGTACTCCTTTATTTTCCTCACCTCTAACTACTACAGGAGCAAAAACTCTCATTTTTGGTTCTAACTTTTTAGCTAGTCTCCAGTTTTCGGGTTCAGATGTTTTACGAAGTTCTTTTGAAAACTCTACAATAGGATCTTTCTCACCATAATTAATAGGAGAAATCATTGTTCTGCTTCCAATTCCATAGTGAAAATAAACTTCACTAAATGGGTTTTCTTTGTTTTCCTTAAATGGGACAAATCTAATTTGTGATTTACCCATAGGTGCCTTCCAAAAATATTGACTTCTATCAAATTTTTGTTGGGTCTTGTTTTGTCCAGATGTGGACTGAAGTTGTTCTAACTTGCTTGAGATTAAATTTAAATCCATTTTTTATAACTTTTTAATGAAACGTTTAATAATGTAATAACCTATTTTTAGATAACCAAATTAGAAATTAATTATTTCATGTATTTTAGTATCTAATTTTTTTAATTCACCTCCGGTAGTTAATAAAATACAATTTTTATAATCTTGCCAATTTACTTTAAAACTAGTATCGAGGTTACCACTATTTAATGATCGGATTAAATCATTTAGGGCATTAATTGTGTAAAGAGTATTAGATTCTTTTTTTCTATGTAGTAATATTGTGTTGTCTAATATTTTATCAGACATATTGAACGAATCAACATTATAAGTACACACATATTCCTTAGTTGAATCTACATATAAGACAAATATTTTATTAAATAAGATTTGATATTGCCCTTTTATAGTATCAACGGTAGAATCTAACGCATCCTCAGTGGTAAATGTGCAGAATAATTTATTTGCCAAATCGTCAAAGTTTATTTCGTAATCCATAATAAATATTATATATACTTTAAAGAATTATAATTACTGCCATACGCAACCTTTATAACGTAACCATTTACTTCAAATAATTGTTTAATTTTTTCCAGAACCTCTTTACCATCCGCCAAAGAATAATCAACTAGAAATGAATCATATGTGTATAATATAACCTTACTTTGTTTATTCTCCAAATATTCTATTACTTGTTTTACAGATACAACATTATTATATGTTTCAGCTGATTGTATTATATAATTTAATATTTTATTTGGTGTTGGGTTCTGTATTTCTGTTTTATCTAATATTTTACCTCCTATTAATTCTAATTTACCTGTAGCATTAAATAATTCCCATAATTTATCTACATATTCATTCATTGCTTTAAAAAATGGTATATCTTTATACTTATCAAATACACCTCCATATAGTTGTTTAAATGTTAGCTCTTTAGATTGATTGTATTCCTCCTCGGTCAACGTATCTTTAGCGAAATACATGCGTCCTAATTGAGTATGGACAGAGTCCCTGTCTAATGGGAAATTAATTAGTTTTGCCAGTATTCTTACGTGATAAGCGTCATAATCGTACTCAAAAAACATATCATTTTTAGGTATAAATGCCGTTCTAGATCCATCATTTTTATTCAAAGCAGCGAAGTTAACGCCATTAAATGAATTAGTAGGTCGTGTGGTGAGATTATATAGATTATACTTAGTATACACTGTATCTCCATGATAAAACCATTCTTTTTCATGATATTTAAAGTATTTATCAAAATAATCAGGATGTACTTTTAGGCCCTGTTCTTCTATGGCCTTAAATACAGTTGGGAAAGTAGTATTATAAAATTCGTTTACTTGTTTTGGGATTTTTCTTTTAATCTCCTCAAAACTATTTTCCTCTTGTTCATAAATTTTCGGGATTGGTACCAGGGACGTACAGAATGGTAAGCTGCCATGCTTAGTAAAAGTACGGGACCAAATAGTAGTATAATCCAACTCAGTATCATAATTTAAATCTATTAGTTTATCAGAATCAAAGTGGTATAAACACTTTTTTTTATCTCTAGTATAAATTTTTTCATACTTAGATTCAATCCATTCTTTTACTTTAGCAAAAGATAATTTAAATGCTTCAGAATGGTTTATAGGAAATATATATCCTTTACTCTCAAATGTACGGAAATAAATAACACAGGGAGAAGTTAAAGCAGGATGATATTCATTATTCATATTTACTATACTAATATAGCAATCATTTCCTGAACAATGTAATCTGTTTAGTTGTTCTTCTGTTTCAACAATATAATACATAACCTTTTATTCATAACTAATATAAGTCTCCTCTTGGAATATTCCTAGTTCCTCTTTGGGTATTTGTAGGTCTAGGGGTTTGAGCAGGAATTCTTAATCCGGCTGCACGTCTAGTTCTTCTTCTTCTTCCCCTACCTAGTAAACCAAGAACTTTTTCAACATCTTCACGTTTTTTGTAAAATTGAAGTAAATTTCTTAAATATGATTTTATACCAGGAAAATTTTTATTAGCATTATCTACTTGTGTTTTATTAGTTTTGGTAACTTCTTCTTCACTTTTACCAGAAATTCTCCATAAAACTTTATGTACTCTCCATACAGCATAATTAAATTTACCATCTCGTTTTTGTATTCTATTGTATGCATCAGCATTAACTTCTATTATTCTATTAGGTTTTTCTATTATTCTTTTAGCAAAATATCTAGTTATTGAACCTCTTTCATAGTCCTTTATAATAGGTTTTGGAGTAAAACTTTTAGGATCCTCACCATATTTTAATAATGGTGTATTAGTGTTATTTAAAGTATTATATTGATTATTACTAGGAGTATCTAATACTCTAGTTTTAGGAGGAGTATAAGATTTTGAATCAGGATTAGGAATTAATCTCTTTTTATTAGGGTCATAAGGATCCACTCCTGAAAATATTGTTCCATTAACATTAGAATGGTAAGGACCTCTATATGGTTTTTTAGTTTGAAGATCTAAAAATTGGTCCCCAGTAGCATATAATCCAGTATTTACTAATTTTTTAGGTATATAGCTCATAATTATGGTTTCATAATAGTTTGACCTCTTAATGTAGTAGTCCATTTATTGCCTTCGAAATCATGATTTATAGAAAATACTATAAATGCTACTCTACCCCTATATCTAGCAGGTAATCTATCATCAGGTAATAAAAAAGCTGAGTAAGGTAATATGCCGGAAATACCATCTATAGTTATAGTTAATTGTAAAGGCATTAATACACCTATATTATTCTCTTTTTTGTCAAAAGAAAACTGATTTAATGATTTTTGTTGTCTGTCATTGTAAGTAGTAACTAAATTTTTAGATAATCGGGCATTAATTTTTCCTTCCTCAGTTAAAGAATAAATATTATATAATTGATTAAAAATAACTTGTGGTCCTCTTAATTTAGAAATAAAATTAGGATCATTTTCCGGGCCAAAAACTTCATCATCATTTTTTATTTTCTCCGCTAGGGCATCTTTTACTCCTCTATTTAGTCTATTAAAACTTAAAACATCATCTGGAAAGTCTCTTATGCCCTTGTCTTGTGCCTGTGATGCTATTACTACTTGAGAGGCTAATTCTTTTGATATTTTAGTTGAATAAGAATAATCATAAGCAATACCTTCCTTACCAAAAGGAGGAATAGTAAGATAATCAATTTTTTCGGGAACATAATTTAAATCTATTACTCTAAGAGTTTGGGATTTATCCTCAAAAGTTACTTTAAAATTATTTAAACCTCCTAAAGATCTATCTACTCCATCTACTATAGCTTGTAAATATTCTCTAACTGCTACTCTTCTAATGGGAGAATTTTGTTTTAAAACTTCTATAGTTTTTAAAGCATAATCTAGATTTACTAACACATTAAATAATCTTCCCCCTTCCGATATAGATGTACCTATTCTAAACTTAGGATTAATTTTACCACTCAAAATATCCGTATAACCCGTACTTATATTTTTTTCATTATTAGGTGTAGCATCTGTAGGTTGAAAATCATATGGTTCTTTACGATTTGTATCTAAAGGTGATAATAAAGTTTTTAAATTATCATCATTTCCTCCAAATTCAACTAAACATGTAGTGGGGTCTATAGAAGCATTAACTATTCCAATCCTAGCTATAGTATTATCCGGATGATAATCTATATGTATGCAGGGTCTACTTTCATTATCATTTTCTTCTTTAATAATGCATATATGTTGTACTAAACAAAATAAATGACCTAAAGTAATGAAACTTGCATTTATGGTTTCTTCATCTTCGGTAGATATTAAGGTACTAGAATAAACTTTAAATAAATCATCAAACTTTATTTTTTTAAGACCTACGTTACTTTTATTTTTTAACCCAGATATTAGTTGGTAGGCATTTCCATATTCGGAAAAATCAGGTTCTGTTGTACAGTTATCTTCACTACTAGTATTATATGATATTTCGCCGGAATCTCCCCCTTTACTAATAAATGTAAAGGGTGCTCTAACTCTTCCATAAATTTCATTTAAAGTATCCATCATAGTAACTTGATCATATTCAGCATTACCACTCAACCATCCAGTTTCAATTGGTTTTGATAATTTGCTTGCATCTAAAACTTCAAAAGCTCCGTTTACTTCAAAATCTCCTACAGCAATAGGTACACCAGTCACTGGGTTTGTTTGAATTTCCCCCGTAGGTCCTTTATCTGTGAATGTTTTTTTAGGATCTAAAAGTAAATTAGCTACATTTCTTATAGACACTAAAGCATTTTCTAAATCGGAAGCATATTTAGGTTCTTTTTCATCGGAAGTTTTATCATTATCATAACCTATTCCCGAATTAATTCTTAATGAATCAACCATACCTCCCGGCCCCATAATTTTACTATTACAAGTATATGAACCATCTGGTAAAGCGTTATATTCAAAATTATAAACTCTTCCTAATAGGGCACCATAATTACCCCCTAAATTTTCTCTTTTTTTCTCTATTGCTTGTAATATGGCAATTCTATCTTTAAAACCAAAAACATTTAAAGGTTGAATTTGTTTTCCTGTATCTATTTGTCCATCTTTATTTATAAAAGGTATATGACCCCATTCTAATAATACATGGACACCTAAACTCATATATGCTCTTGATAACTCATCTAATTGTAATAAATCATATGCAATAAATGAAAGATCGCCTTCTAATAAGGATTGCCATCTACCTCCAGTACCTACACTTAAACTAGTAATACCTGGCATGGGTTTATAACCTAATGGTCCTTCTCTATATGTTTCATTAAAGCCTTGCTTTAATAAATTATTACCAAATCTAGTATCATTAAGGGTACCTCCTTGTAAAACATTTTTTTTTCTTAAACCATCAATATCTGTAAGTCCTATAATACCTTCTTCCTGTGCAAAAGAAGTAGCCCTATACCATCCAGTTCTATTAGTTAGCCAAAGTAATTCTTTATTACCTCTTTTACTTGAACCTATAACTTTTTTTCTTTCCTCTAATTGTTTTTTAACATAATCAGGAAAATCAGTACCTATTATATTTTTAAACTCCTTATTGGCCATAACCTTTATCTATTATTATTTAACTGATCAAATTCAGTAATGGCATCATTTGCATTATTTGGTATTCTTAATTGAAATCCTAAAGGTGGAAACATAGAATCGCGATCTAAATCATTAGCCATTGCTATTACCCACCATAAAGTGGGATCACCATAAAAATCATTAGCTAATAAATCCATTCTATCTTGTTCTCTTGCTATAATATAATAATCTTCATTTGTAACTGTAACAGAGGGGTAAAAAGTAGGCAAATATCCTATTTTTTTATTTAAAGTTTTTCTTACTTGTATATTTTGATATCTTCTCGCCATTATGTAGTTCCTAAAACATTATCTAAATCCCTTGAAGCATTAATATCTTCACCTTGTGGGAAAGAAAAAACAGAAGGGGTAGCATTACCACTTCTTCCTCTGGTTAAATATTTACTTATTTTACCCCCTGATTCAGGATCACCTGTTAAAAGTATACCATTATTTTTACTTGCATTAAAGTCAGCATATTCTGGTAAGCTATATAAAATAGGACTAAAAGTGGCTGATACATCTAGTATTTGGGGAGTTTCTAGCATATCACTATCAAAACCACCTTCAGGTGAATTATATGCTATTTCCCAAGGATAATCAGTAGCTACACTTAAATTTAAGGATTGTAATATTCCTGGAGTTCTATGAAATAAATCTCCTATGGTTAATCTTACTATATTACCCCTCATAAATCCTTGTTCTGAATAGTCAGGATATACAGTTGAAAGTAGCCAATTTAGCTTTCTGTATAATGGAAGCATTTCTTGTTTAGATTGAGCTGCAATTTTAAAATCAAAACTTACTTGCCTATCATACCCTTGGTAATTATAAAAATTTTCTCCTCTACCAGCGTATCTTTTTGTATCCCATTGGGCATTATGGTTATCAGAATAATTAGTAATAAATGCCCTAAAATTAACTGATCTTTGAGGAGAACCATCATTGGGTATTACATCAAATCCAAATTTTACAAAATCTCTTCCATCGCCTCCATCTGCAAAACCATTATATTGGGATGGTTGTACATCCAATAAGTTAATTTTATCTTGAGTGTCTGAATCGGCTCTATTAATAGTAGTTCTGTCTCTTCTTGCACCCGGAGAACCTATACCTACTCTAGTAGTTTTATTAACATCTGTTCTTGTATAATCTGCATTTGTTCCTATTTTAGAAGATATTTTAGTATTAACATTTTTTCTAAAATCTGTGGCTACTTTAAATACATTATTATTATTTCTGTCCCCCATTTTCATTAATTGATCATAGGTAGAAGTAGTTTTTAGTGTAATACTTGTATCAGTATTTTTATCTACTCTAATAGCACCTACTGTTTGTTGATCTATATTTTCAATGGTAGATCTATCCTCACCAAAACTTTGAACTCCTAATTGTCGGCTAGTAAGTAGATTTTTATTAGCCGAAAAATCAGTTACTCCCAAAAGATTTTGATAATTTAAAATACTTGGAGTAAGGGATAATCCTTGTACCTCTTTTCCTTTAAAATTAGTAGTAGGTATGCCTCTAAAAGTAGGGGCATCCTGAGTATTAATTATGGCACCTACATTATCTGTAGCTTTTCTAATTAAAGTAGTCCCTAAACCATATAATGAATTAGGTCCTCCATCATAACTTATTAATTCTATTGAATTTCTGTTAGGTCCTAATCCTGTATTTATAACAGTTTTATTAAAGGGATTAAATCCTGTAGAGGGAGTAGGTAAAATATGAAGATTATATAGGGATACTAATCTATTTTCATTAGTATCTTTTTTAGCTACTATTCTACCATATAAATCTTCTTGTTCTGTTAAGCTAAAAATATCAGAACCAGCATTTGGTAAGTGAAATCCTACACCTACACTAGCTATTTGTTCAATCATATTTCTACTACCCAATCCTGAATTACCAATGGGGAATATTCTAGTGTTAGAATCACCTGCTTCTCTACCAGTTTCTATTTTAGGATTAGACCTTAGTAATGATCGATACTTATCTGTAAATGCTTTACCTTGTGGATAATAAAGAAAAAATCTATCTATTCTGGCAAAGTCTTCTCTTGAGGCAATTTCTTCATATGAACCACCTCTTACTGGGAAATCTAAACTTAAAGCTTGAGTGGATAAATCATAATATTCGCCTATAGGACGTCCTGGACCCGAGGGTATAGGCCTTTTTATAAAAGGTTGTCCTGAGAAGCCACCTCCAGATATATCCTTATCATACTTTAGTTTACGAGAAACAAAATCACCTTGATAAAAATCTTTATACTTAGAGCTGTCCTCAAATAATAATTCGAGTCCTCGTAAAGCCATTTTATCTTTCTAAACTACGTATAATACCTGCTGCGTTAGCTAAATCAGATAATCCTCTTAAATCATCACTGACAGCAGTATATTGATATTCTTCTAATTGTGCGGCTGGAGCGTCTAAATCCGAAGGTCTTTCTCCCACTGCAAAATATCTGTCACTATTTAGTGTTACCTTAGGTGTACCATCTACTGAAAATCCCGCTGCATCAGGGTTTTCAAAGTGTAATTGAGAATTTCTTAATGATGTTTGATCATTTTTTTGATAGGCTGCATATGAACTTACTGTAGTATCAGGTTCACCATTTTTAAATCTAATTTGTCTACCTTGATTAGGTGGGTTGTTGTATAAATCTAATATGCTCATAATATATTGTTTTGATATAAATATTAAACTCCAGGAAGAGTATTAACTATCATGGGTGTTTGTAAACGTGATGATACTTTCCCTCCATCCATAATAATAGTAGCTCTTGATGCTCCATCTCTTA